AACACCACACCAATTTGTGCAGCTCTCATCATCTGTGATAATTTAGAATCAACAGGAACAGCATACACGATTGTATTTGGTTGAAATGTAATGTAATCGGTGCCGTCAATGATTTCGTTTTGTAAATCGCCTTTGGTGAACATCATGTCGCCTTGTAAAACACCTTTGATACCAAGTTTTGGTAAATATCTTAATGCAACTTTAAGTTTCTTATTAAGACCTTCAGCTGGGTGATTGTTGTCAACATCTTTATCGGTATAATTTAATTTAGCGTTCTTCGCAAAAACACCTTTAGTGCCTACAAAGAATTTACCATTTTCTGGATTGATACCACAAAATACAGCAGGTGCACCATCCCATTTTGTTGTGACGTTGACTTTTGATTCAGCATGGCCCGCCAACATATCTCGTAATGCTTGGAGAAAGTTAATAGCATCTCGTGTGCCGGCTACGCCACGATTTAATACCTCATCTTCAATATGCTCAAGATGGACATTTTTGTTTTCTTTTGATTCTTCTAGGTATTCTGTGAATTTCATTTCTTAATTCCACGATAGAGTAATTTAAGTCCTACAAATGAACCTAATTTACCTTTTGGTTTTGCTCTTCTAAATTCTGAATCGGAACGAATAGTCATTAATAATGTAATTGTTTGTGTCTTTGTTGATAAGTCAATAAACCATTCTTGCACAGATTGTTTATTTAGATACGCCTTGGCTTTTATAACTTTTGGTAATATCTCAACTAACGGATCACCAGCAACTTTGTATTTGTCACGAATAGCTTTAACAAGTATCAAAGGAACTTCAACATCTTTTTTTTCAAGTCTAAACTCTTGATTAATCCAATCTTTAGTAGCTTTTAAATCTTTATTGATAACTGAACATAACTTTTCACGGCATATTTTGTTCATAACACCATACAGTTCATCAAACTTTTTAGGATTGGCTTCAAAGAAGTCAATCATCTTTTCAATAAGCATTGGATTTGCTTTAGTAGCATCTTTTGTACCGACACTTGTAAAATAATTATCTGCATTAATAGACTTTGATAAACCAGGTATTTTAGAATATACATCTTTCCAAAGTTCTTTCTTTAAGTCTGATACAGCTCTTGGTGCTGATTTTAACCACATCGGTTTTGTCAATGTAGTTTTAACATAACTGTTTAATTTTGGTTCTGCTGATGATTCAGAACCAGCCTTTAATGATACACCAATACTTTTTGGTTTCTTTGCTTTGTCTTTAAAGAAAACGAATACATCACCTGCATGGTTACCTGGAATATCTTGTGGTTTTTCACGGTAACCCCACACGACCTTATCAATGGGTCTTTCTTTGTGCATATCATAAAGATATTGTAAAATAGCATATGCGTTTTGAATCTTTTCTTCACGCATATTAGGTCTAATTTTATCAATTAGATTAATGAATTCTTTACCTGCTTTTAGATTACTTTCGGTAACAAATGTCTTACGGGACTTCGGTGTCTTTAAGTCAATAGAGCGAATCATTTGTTCTAAAGCTTCAGGACTTCTTGGTTTAAGGCCATTATTAAAACAAAGTGCTGGGAACAATTCTGTAATTGTAGAATTGACCGTTGTCTGTTGACCGCCCGATAAGTAAGATATAGCCATTCAAAATCCTTGTAATAGTGTATTTATGCTAACACAATTACCGAATAATGTCAAGTTCTTTGCCGGAGGTCCAGACTTCAATCTCCGTTCTTAATCTATTCTCTGCTTGTAATGATTCAAACCTTGTAGTTGCCTTGCGTTTCCACCAGTCTATAATCGTTTCCAGATGGTGTTTATCATAGTTTTCTTTATCAGGAATGAGTTTGTCCGTTCTACCCATAACAACATCTGTAAAATTGGAGAACCCATAGTTTGAGGTATAATACCTTTTCTTTTCTGTAAGATTTAAGGCATTAGCAATGGTCGCCATAAACTTCTCATATTCAGGTTCACCTTTGAGAGCTTGTTTAGTGAGTGATATAATTTTGTTTGATATTTTGAGTTTACGGGAAGAGGCATCTGCCGGTACAATTTCACCAAGAATACCCTCAACATAATTTTTGAGGTCTTCATATGGTTTACCGTGCATCATTGGCAGAAATTCTGAATCTGTTAACCCTTTGAATCTTAAATATGGTTTCATACCATCATACTGTGATGATGATTTAGATGAGCCATATAAACTTGTCGTTTCAAACAAACAAGTATTCATATCATATTTGGCATTTAACTTTTCACGAACCCAATGAGAACAACAGATAGCGGCCAGCAACTTACCACCAAGATAATTAAATCCAAATGGTTGTGCTGGCACTATCACAAACCCCATCATTGAGGTTTGGTTGAAAGACTTGGCGGATGAAGGAGTTTGTGAAAAAACACCGCCAAGCATTTCATTACGAGGTTTCATATTAATAACTGGAGAACCTAGGCGAATAAAACCAACCCATTTACCGGTATTCTTTTCTAATACAGCCAAACGCAAACATCGGCCGGGAATACTGGTCATATTAGAATGAGATGAAATCATATTAAGGTAGATGTCCCAATTGTCTTGAGGTAATTCTACTAGCTCAAATTCCATATCATTTGGATGGATAGTGAAATCTGAAAATAAATCTTCTTCAGGTCCCATACCAGGTAAAACGAATGGTCTATCTGATAATGAGTTTAATTTCTGGTCACGAATGTAGTCGTCAATTCTTTGAAATCTATCAAAATAATTAGAGAAAACATTAGCACAATGAAGGCCTTGTTCTTTAGTTAATTTCAAACTTTGAACCCTTCAAATTTTTTATTATAACTTCGTTCACGATTACCAAAACTATTTAATGGTTTATCATCTACTTGGCCAGAATCAGCAAGGCTGTTTTGTGCTGTTACTTCAGCATCATACAACCTCATCTTTGAGCGGTCAACACCAATTACAAATCGCTTATAATAACTTGGGTCAGAATAACGATTCTTTAATTGTTTAACAAGGATTTGATTTAGACCTTCAAGTTCTTCATTGGTCACCAAAGCAAACATAAAGTCAGCGGTTGCTGGTAGACCAAAAGATTCAGAGGTGTCCTCAAGGCCAGGATCGGAGTTTGTAAAACCTGACCTTGTCGTTTGCGTTGCGGACACAATTGGCACATTATTCTCTACAGCAAGACCGCGAAGTTCTTCAGCGATAGACTTGATATAGGAATAAGTATTCACATTAGCACCAGGTTTAACTCGTGCTGAGGTACATATGTTGAGGTAATCAACGAAAATAATTTGAGGCACAAAACCTTTTTTAAGTTGAAGTTCATTGATAAGAGCTCTGAAATGTAACACAGAGGCAGCTGCCGTTGGATATTCTTTGATGATAAGTTTACCCTCTGTTTTAGCTCTCACGGAATCAAACTTGCGATTATAATCTTCTTTAGATATTGTATGAAGTTCATTCAGATTAATATTTAGCAAATTAGCATCAATACGCTCTGCAATCTTTTCTTCGGCCATTTCCATAGTGATATACAATACATTGAGGCCTTGTGCAAGAGCTGCGGCTGACATATGACACATAAAAAGAGATTTACCAACACCAGTTCCTGCCAAAACAATATTTAATGTTTTAACTGGTAGACCGCCTTTGGTAATCTTATTGAATAAATCTAGGTCAAAGCGAACACGAGATTCTACTGCATGATAAGAATCGTAACGAGCATCTGAATCGTTGATATAATCGTGACCAACATTATTATTAAATGTTACACCAAGAGCATCACTTAATAATTTAGGAATTTCACCTTTTGATTTCTTGGCAGTTTTATCATCAAGAATGCCAACAGATTCCATAATAGCATTATAGATGGCTTTATCTTGGCAAAACTTTTCTGTTTGTTCAATGAGCCATTGTATTTCGGTTGGTTCATTTTTACCTTGATTGATTTCTTTGAGAAGGTCAATTGCACTAGATACTTCGCCTTCGGTAAGTGATTTCTTTTCTGTGAAATTAATTACAAGGGCTTCGTGTGTTGGTGGATTTTTATATTTGTGAATGAATTCAAATACTTCACGAAATACTAATCGTTCACTATTATCTGAAAAATATTCTGCACGAACAAATGGTAAAACTTTTCGTGTATATTCTTCATTATAAATCAGGTTCTTGAGTATCGTCTGTTCTAGTCTGTTCATCGTGTGTTTGTTTCTTCAATAATATTTCTGATAAGATGTCACCCATAATGGTATGCAATTTTTCATCATTTGTCAAGGTGTCAATGTCGTATTCACCTGGATTTACAATGGTATAACCGAATTGCAATCTGGCAATTTCACCTTCTTCAACAACTCTAGCTTTGTGATAATGGTAAAGGACTCCTTTGTATTCTTCTATAAGAAGTCCAATACCCGTCAAATCAGAATCGTTGAAATCTACGAATTGGTAATCAACGCCTTCTTTATACTTCTTCATCTTCGGTTGATTCCATGGTAGGAGATATGTTATCCTCTCCCATAATGTTGCTATAGGCAATTTCATATTTTTTCTTCACATACTCTTTAAAGTCGTTGTCATTAAGTAAGTCTTTCCAGAATTCGTCAGTCTGTGTAGCATCAAAACGAACACGGTCACCAATTTCACCAGTCTTACGGTCAATCTTTGCATACCAACCAGGACTTGGTTTAGAAATAAAGTTGCCTTCAATTGCAATATCAACAAGGCCAGAATATTTCTGAATACCACCATCAAAAGAAACGGCAATTGGTATCTTTGCTTTTTCTTTAGTGTATCTTGATTTTTCAACATTGATAATAAAGTTATAACCAACAATTTCGGTGCCATCTTTTTCTTGTTGACGACCAATGATGTAAATGTTATCAGCAGAATAATAAGAACCTGTTCCACCACCAACGATATCTTTAGGGAACATACCGATTTCTTTGTAAGTATGGTTAACTACAACCATTGGAATATCTTTAAGGTTTAAGTGTGGTGTGACCATACGGAATAAGGACTTAACTTGTTTTGCTCGTGACATATCAGCTACTGATTTGCCATCAAGAGCATCTTCAACTTCTTTTTTGGATGCCAAGTTACCGATTGAATCAAGGATAACAATAAGTTTATCGCCTCGCTGAACATCTTGAAGCTGTTGCATGATATCAAACTTGAGTTCTTCAATATTTGTGAGTGGTGTGTGTAATACTCTGTCCATATCAATTTCAAATGTTTCAAAATATTTAATTGGAGTTCCAAATTCTGAATCATAGAATAATAAAACGGCATCTTTATATTTGTCCATGTAAGATTTTGCCATGAGCAAACTAAATGCGGTTTTAAAGTGTTTTGATGGGCCTGCCCACATTGTGAGGCCTGGTGTTAACCCGCCATCTAATCTACCTGATAATGCCACATTAATCATTGGCACTTCGGTAGTAATCATATCTTTTTCGTTAAAGAATTTTGATTTAGAAAGAATTGAGCTTTCTTTAATTGTTGAATTCTTTTTTAATTTATCTAAAATGCTCATGTAAACTCCTCAATTGTTTATATCGTATTATACAGTTATATCGTGTGTATGTCAAGTGTTTTATTCATATTTACCGTTATGGATTACTCTTATGGTGAGGCACATCAAATACAAAAGTAATTCTTAATTCATCGCCAATGTTTTCAGCTCCATGTGGTTTTTTATTATCAAACCAAAAAAGTGTGCCTGGTTCCACAATTACTTCATCATCACCACAATGGTACTTATATCGGCCTTGTATGGAAAGATGGTATCTATCTTTTGTTAAGTAATATGTGCCTTGGTCAGTATGTGTGCCTACAATATCTCCAACAGGAAGAGATAAAAAACCACAACGAGAGTGAGCATGAAAATGCCTTTTCATAAACTTCACAATCTCGGTATGTCTATCATATGCAGGCACTTTAATACAAAGTTCCGTATTATAAGCCATTTCACCAGGTTTTGAAATAGCTCCAACTATCAATTGTAATACACCAGCTTCAATCTTATGAAAATCAGGATCAATTTGCTGAGCACCTTCCATTTGTTTCTGATTACCCCAATCATCAGCATATTGTTCTAGTTGAGCTTTAATTTTAGAAACATTAATGCCTGTTTTAATAATACGAATATCAACCAAAGAAACTCTCCAAGCTTGATGTTTTTTCCTCTAATTTTTTAAATCTTTTGTATTCCATATTTTCTTCGTGTTTTTTAGTAGAAATAAAAACTCTATTTTTTTCATTTGAATATGGCATCAATAATGATTTACCATTTGTTGGATGTACCATAGTTCTATAAGGAATAGTTAGTCTTGATGCTTTTTCATAACTATTATAAATTTGTGCAACATACTCTTTATAAAAGTAACAACGCGGATGTGTATCAACATTAAAATATTCAAATTCTTCGTTAAATAAGTTTTTGACAGTTAGTGGTTTTCTTTTTGATTTGGTTTTAAGCTTAACTTCTTCAAATAAAAGTTTTTGAAATATTTCTCTATCATATTTAAACCATTCACCACGCACACGGAGATGATTAAATTTATTGTGATATTTGCGTTCCAAGTTAAACGCAGTTTCAGCTGAATCGCATTTATCATAGTGTAGAACAAGCAATTCATTAGGATTTCCAGTTTGTAAACCGGACAATCTTTCATGGATGTCATTTGCTTTTCCAATTTTTATTGCATTAGATATAGTATCTAATATAAAGTAAACATAACTCATAATATATTTTATCCAAAGAAACTCTCCAACGAATTAGATTTTTCAGCCCTCCAATTAATACAATTTAAAATGATTTGTAATGGGTCAACAAAGGACTTTTGAAATTGTGTTTCGTAATCAATAAATTCTTCTACACGAAATTCGTTTGGCATTTTACTTGCAAAAGAAATAATATCGGTCTTGAAGATATTTGGTTCACGAAGATATATAAATTTAATCTTTTCACCATTTTGAATCTTTTGATATTGTTTAGATATATTTAACAGGTCAAGCATATGATTATACACTAAAGCGCCACGAACATGGATTGGAGTGCCTTTGGCCCATATATGTTTATTATCTTTATATTCACTTAAACCATTCATTGACCTAGGAAAAGCAATATCTTCTACAGGCATCTTTTTAAATTCATCACGAAAGTTTTCAATCATGGTGTGTAGTTGATTTTCAGTTCCTGTCATAATAATATGCAAGGCTTCTTTAATCTTATCACGACAAGCTGTTGGTGTGGATGATTTAATGGCTTCAAGGCCTGTAATTTTAATTTGTGGTTCGGTATATTGAACGCCTTCTGAATTATGCACATTCATAATGTATCTTTTCTTAGCAGTCCAGATAGCTTTATCGGCCAAATTTTCACGCTTCATTTTCATTTTTTGGCCATAAGCATGAACATAATTTGCCAATTCTTCATATGCTTTATCAATATATGGTTGAAATTTATCTTCGCATATTTTATCCAAGAAAGCAATCACTTTGCTCGTATCAGGAGTATCTTTGAATACTGAATTGACCAGAGGTTCAAGGTTCAAATAAACCGAATCAGTATCAATTGCAATTACAAAATCTTTGTCATCAGTTTTTAATAATTTATTGAGATACTCGTTTAGTTTTCTTTCAATCCATTGAATACTTAACTGACCCGCCATGGTAATGCCTTCTGCTTGGCGTATATCAAAGAATCGGAAGTATTCAGAACCCAAAGCACCATACGCTGAATTCAAACATTCTTTTTTAGTGAGTTGTAGATTTGCATAACGAGATACTAATGCACCATATTCTTTTTTGGCCTCTGTTGATGTAGCCACTTCATACTTCTTCTTGGCATCCAACATAGCATCTTTATATTTTGTTCGGTCATTATACATCTTTTCCAAAATCTCTGGTAAGAAACCTTGTTTATTTGTTCTGAAGAATTGGCCATTAGGTGTAATCGTTACACCTTCTAAACCACTCAAATCAATTTTTTGGTGTAATAGTTTTTCTACTGTAACGCCTTGTGCAATTATATCCCTCATTCTTGGTGTATAATCTTTTGGTTCAATTATAGTATCTGGCGCAATATTATATTGCATCATTAAATGTGGATAAAGTGAATTAAGGTCAAAAGATGCTACCCAATTAAATAGACCGATTTGTGGGTCTTTTACATATGCACCTTCATAAGCTTGATTCTTTTTAGATACAAATTTTGGAGGAACTACAATCTTTTTGTGATAGAGATAATTGTGTGCAATTGTATCCCACATACGAACTTGAGCGAAGATATCATCATAATTTACTTTAGCATCATAAGCAATCGTAAGTGCCATTTCAATTAGGCGACCTTTTGCGTTTAGTTTCTCAACAAGCTCAACATCTCGTATGTTATACTCAATAAACTTTTGATAATTCTTTTTATATAAATCATAGAGACCATCATATTCACTATATGAAATCTTTTGACCAACGCCTTCAGTTTGTGCAATATGGTCTAAACGATACGATTCTTGTGAACGATTTGGCGAAAACTTACGGAACAAACGCATATAGTCTAGTGTCACACACCCTAGAAGCTCATAAATTTGAAATTTTCGGTTGTATAGAGTATCTTCACGAGCATTAATTATACCCCATGGAGATAACTTTTTGGCTTCTTCTTCACCAGATATTCTACTGATACGGTTGACCAAATATGGAATATCAAAACCATAAATGTTCCAACCGGTCATCGCATGAGGAGATTTTTGTTGCCAGATAATTAAGAACTCTTTGATAAGAGTATATTCATCTTTACAGAAAATGTATTGAACATCATCACGGTGTTTTTCATAAACACCACAACCAAAAGTGTAATACTTTGGGTCATTAGAAAATTTAACGGTAATGGCTGTAATTGGTTCAGATGCTGTTTTAGGTTCGGGGAATCCATTTTCAGAACCAACTTCAATATCAACATTAGCAATACAAAGATGTTCGTATTTCCAATCAATGATTTCTTCAGGATGTTGTTCAGCGATAAGGGCATACTGATACATGGTGTTGCCATATATCTTAAAGTTATCTACTTCAGCATATCGCTTAACGAAATCACGAGCTTCACGAATGTTCTCAAACTTCATTGGCTCAACATATTCACCATGAAGCGTTTTCCATTCTGTCACCTTTTTAGATGGTAAATACAGAATGGGTTTATATGCTACTTTACGCTTGACTTGTTGACCGTTGGATATTCCACGATAAAGGATTTGATTGCCATAAGTTATGGCACTTGTGTAATAATTTGACATTCAAGGAGTATATCACACTTTTGGAATAATTGAGGCAATTTCAATACCTACACCAAACACCTTATTATACTGATTCTCTAATTCACGGACAGGCTCAGTAAGACATAAAACATTGTCCATTGAAATTTTAATACCTGTTCTGAATTCAGAAGCGAATTCTAAAAATGGTGCAAACCCCATAACTGTGCCATCTTTTGATGGTTGAACGATTACCTGAACGGGTTGCTTGATGATAATTTCATTCTTATCGCTACAATCAACTTCACCGATAAGTGTTTGTGTTGTTTTAAGTGTGACTAACTTTAATTTCATATTATAATCCAATTGTTAAACTTGCTGGTAAAACGCCGATAGTAACCCATCTTTTTGGGTATAACATCTCACGGCCCCTAAATTCATTCATATCATGAGTTGGATCTTGAATCCATCCAACAACTTCAACCATGTTATCATATTCACGGAAGAATAAATCATAACGGTCTGCACGAGGCATTTTATGTTCAATGGCCAACTTCTTTGCTACTTCACGAGTGTTCATTCTTTTCTTTCCTTAAAGTCATAGAAAAAATCATTGTTGTTTCTGGCAGAGTGTTTAGCATTTTTTTCTACCGAATACAACTTTGTCGCTATTTTAAAATCTGGTGTTTTGAATTCAGGTACTGTTAAAGAAGCATCATAGAACAAAGTTTTATTATTTGGTTGAGCAGCGAACTGTCCATTGTCCAACTTAATAAAATTATAGCTCTTATGTTCTTCTACTGTTTCTGAAAATCCTGTATTCAAATAACCAGGGTCATTTTGGCAAAAATCTACGGTGAACATATACTCACCATAATGCCATTTTCTGTCTTTGTCCAAGAATTTACATTTTAACATTCGTAAATTATCTTTTTCAATGACAGTAA